AACATACACAATGATTTTTATCACAAGTTTAAGTACTTAGAACAAGTTAATACGATAATACCTATTTCTAAGCATTATGAACGGTGTGAATGTATGTTTGAGACAATTAGACCTTATATTGGAAAGGAAGGAAATTTGGCGTGGCAAAATGAGTTTATTACAGCATACAAGTGGGTAGAAGAACAAGGGATTAAAATTGATGAAAAGCTATTTGATAAGCATTTTGAGCCTACTTGGAGGCCTAGATCAATAAGAGACGGTAAGATTTACACAAATTACAACCTATACAACGTAACTTCAAGACCAACTAATGCATTTAACGGCATTAATTTTCTAGCTTTTACTAAGGATAATAATTCAAGGTCGGCTTTTGTACCTGAAAACGATATGTTCGTTGAGTTTGACTTTGATGGATACCATTTAAGACTGGTAGCCAGCCTATTAAACTTAGATTTACCTTTAGATCAGTCAATTCACGAGTATTTAGGTAAGCAGTATTTTGCCAAAGATGAGTTAACGCCCGAAGAATATCAAGAATCTAAGAAAATTACCTTTAGGCAGATGTACAATGGCGTGGAGGATAGGTACAAACACATCCCTTTATTTGCATCTATTGCGAATTTTGTAGAACTTATGTGGACAGATTATACAAAAAACGGCTATGTTACACTACCTAACGGTAGAAATATTGTACAGGAGAACGCAAATCCGCAAAAACTCTTTAATTATTTCATTCAGTGCTTAGAAACAGTGAATAATGTTGAGAAACTTAACACATTAAAGAACTATCTTGCAGATAAAAAGAGCAAAGTACTCCTGGTGGTGTATGATTCGCTACTTTTAGACTATTCTGCGGAGGATCAGAAGGGTACATTGGCGCAAATTAAAGATATATTAGAGGCAGATGGGTATAAAGTAAAAGCAAAGAAAGGATATAACTACAACTTTTAGAACGGTTTAACACTATTTATTATGGATTATTTAGAACTAACACAGGAACAATTGAAGAACAAGTTATTTTGCACGTTTTCGGCAAAAAATAAATTAGAGGATACGTTAGACACGATTAAAAGCGAATATGTAATCATGTACGATAAGATCTTTGTCCTAGAATCAGAAGATTCTGACGAGTATTTATGTACATACAACATAGAAATCCAGCAAAGTAATACAAGAGTTCTACCAAATACAATCCTTTTACACAGAAAAAAGGAAACTAACACGCTATACACAATTAATAGCTTAAATTTGCTTATCAAATCACTAAATGAGGGAGTTTTAGATACGACCTTCAGAATTGAGTGGCAAAACTACAAAAACACTGTTCTCCTTACTCAAGGGGACGATCTCAAAAAATTATCGACAAAAATCTACAAAATAGTTTCTTTGTAGTTGCTAGTTTGAGATTCTTTACGTACCTTTCCTTAGAAAGCAATTATTTAAATTAAAACATAAAAGTTATGGCTATGGACCTAAGTGCTATTAAGTCTAAACTGAACTCACTTCAGAATCAAAGAAGTGGTGGTCAGAAGAGAGATATGTCTCTCATTTTATGGAAACCGACCGTTGGTAAACACAGCGTTCGCATCGTTCCATCAGTAATTAACAAATCAAATCCTTTCAGAGAAGTGCTGATCCACTATGGTATCGGTAATCGTACAATGATTTCTCTTGTAAACTTTGATGAAAAAGATCCTATCGTTGAATTTGCTAAGCAATTAAGACAATCAAGCGATAAGGATAATTGGAGTCTTGCTAAGAAGCTAGAACCTAAGATGCGTGTATTCGCTCCAGTAATCGTTCGTAATGAAGAAGAGAAAGGTGTTCGTCTTTGGGAATTTGGTAAGCAAGTTTACACAGAATTATTGAGCATTGCTGATGATCCTGATGTTGGTGATTACACAGATCCTATTCAAGGTCGTGACATTACGATTGATACTACAGATGCTGCTACAAACGGCACAGGTTTCAATCAATCTAAAGTACGTGTTCGTACTAAGATCACTCCATTGTCAGAGAATGCTGATGAAGTTCAAAAGTGGCTTACAGAGCAACCGGATGCAATGACAATTTTCAAGAAGTATTCTTATGAAGAAATGAAAGAGTCATTATTATCATGGTTGAATCCAGAAGCGACTGACGAAGAACCAGCAGCACCAGTGGCTCAAGTTGCAGAGCAACCAAAGCCAGCAGCATTTGCTCTTAACACAGCAAAGAAGACAAACGTCGATGAGGAGTTTGATGAATTATTCAACCTTAAATAAGAAATATGGCAAAAGCAGGCAAGAGTGACTCACTTAATGCAAGTGTAGCAAACGCTCTAAAAGGATCATTCGATTTAGATAAATTTATTTCATCAAAGAATTTATCAAGCACATCGATTAAGATGAAGACCCAAACTTGGATACCTTTATCTCAAGCCTTTCAAGACTGCTTATCTATTCCAGGGATTCCCATTGGCCATATTACACTACTCAGAGGCCACTCTGACACAGGTAAGACTACCGCACTTCTAGAAGCAGCCGTAACTGCTCAGAAGATGGGTATCTTGCCTGTTTTCATTATCACTGAGATGAAGTGGAATTGGGATCACGCTAAGGAAATGGGACTTCAGTTTGAAGAAGTACCAGATGAGAATGGAGAAGTGAAGGATTACAAAGGTTTTTTTATTTACATTGATAGAGAAAAGTTGAACTGCGTTGAAGATGTATCAGCTTTTATTGCAGACTTATTAGATGAACAAAAGAAAGGTAACTTACCTTATGATCTTTGTTTCTTCTGGGATTCTGTAGGATCTATTCCATGTCGTTTGAGTGTTGAGTCAAATAAAAACAACAACGAGTGGAATGCAGGTGCTATGTCGAGAGAGTTTGGTAACTTTATCAATCAGAAGATTGTATTATCAAGAAAGGAAAGTCAACCGTATACCAATACAATGGTAGCTGTTAATAAGATTTGGGTAGCAAAAGCAGAGAATGTAATGGCACAACCTAAGATGAAGAATAAAGGTGGAGACACAATGTACTTTGATTCGTCTTTGATTATTACATTCGGTAATGTAACTAACTCAGGTACAAATAAAATTAAAGCTACTAAGAACGGTAAAGATGTAGAGTTTGCAAAGCGTACTAAGATTAGCTGTGATAAGAATCACGTTAATGATGTAACATCAGCTGGTAAAGTTATTATGACAGCTCACGGTTTCATTGATGATACAAAGCAAGCAATAGATGCATATAAAAAGCAGCATTCTAAGAATTGGTTAAAGGCATTAGGGTCTACGGACTTTGATGTAGTGATCGAAACTGACGAAGATAATAGAGATATTTTTGATGCTTCGGAAGAATAGTAGTATATTTATCCAAAATAAAAGTTATGACAAGAATCAACATTGGTATCCCGCCCAAGCAGCTTACTAATAGGCACTTGATGGCTGAACATAGAGAATTAAAAAGAATACCAAATGTCGTATCAAGAGGTAGATATAATCTTAAAACAGCTCCCCCTGAGTTTACTTTGGGGAAGGGTCATGTTTCATTTTTTTATGACAAACTAGGATACCTAAAAGAAAGGTATATTGAGCTCTACAACGAATGTAGGGCAAGAGGACTTAATGTACAAAGTTATTTAAGTTCTTGGGACGGGGTACCACCTCAGTTGATGAATAGTTATACGCCTACTGAAAGAGATATTCAAATCGTAAGTGAACGGATAGCAGACAGATTAGCAAACCCTTTAGCAAAGCAAAAAAGAGAGAATGGATTACAAAAAGATGTTCGAAACGATAGAGAATCAGAAAGAGGAAACACTATACAAGAATAGTAAAGTTTTAATTGTCGATTCGTTAAATACTTTTCTAAGAAGCTTTGTAGCAATACACCACATCAACCCTAGTGGTAATCATGTTGGAGGTCTTGCAGGCTTTTTAAAATCAATAGGATCAGTTATTAGACAATTAGAACCTACTAGAGTTGTTCTAGTATTTGATGGACAAGGTGGGTCTACTAACAAGAGATATCTTTATCCAGAATACAAAACTAACCGACACATTACAAAGATTTCTAATTGGGATGCTTTTGATAACCAAGAAGAAGAGTCTGAAGCAATTACAAATCAAATAGTAAGGCTAGTAGATTATCTTAAATGCCTTCCTGTTGATTTAGTTGCTATTGATAAAATAGAAGCAGATGATGTTATAGGATACTTAGCTAATAAGTTTACTGGTAAAGTTACAATACTATCAACCGATCAAGATTACTTACAGTTAGTGTCTGATAGAGTGTCTGTGTATTCACCAGTAAAGAAAACAATATACTATCCTGAGACAGTTATGAAAGAATACGGTATACCACCTCAAAACTTTTTAACCCACAAGATTGTAGTAGGAGATAAAGGAGATAATGTACCAGGAGTAAAAGGCATTGCTATTAAAACGTTAGTAAAACTTTTCCCAGCTCTTAAGGGAAATGAAGTAGTTGAGCTACCTCAATTAATAGAGGAATGTTCAGGCAAAGGAGGTAAGTATGCTGACATTTATAATTTCAGACATCAGCTAGTAATCAATAAACAGTTGATGGACTTAATAACTCCGAATATTCCAGAAGCAGATAGAGAGCGACTTGATGGTATGCTTTTGAATCCAAGAAATCAATATGATCCTACTAGCTTTTTACGATTGTATAATGAAGATCAAATTGGCAAGAGTATAATGAATCCTCAAATCTGGTTAGGAGAAACTTTTGCAAAATTAGCAGAGTATAAGTTGGAAGATTGAGAAAGATTAGTTACATTAAATTAAAAGAAAGAAGTTATGGCAGTTTTAAATCAGTTGCAGAGTTATGGTGTAGGATTTCAAGTAAAAGTTCTATCAAGTTTACTAAAGCATAGAGAATTTCTACAAGGCATACACGATATTTTAGAGCATGATTATTTCGATAACCCAGCACATAAATGGATTGTAGAAGAGACTTTAAAATATCATTACAAGTATCATGCAACTCCTACTAAAGAGGCTTTATCAGTAGAAGCTAAAAAAATTGATAATGAAATATTAAGAATATCAATAGGAGAACAATTAAAAGAAGCTTACAAAAGTTCTAATGAGGATGCTGAATATGTTGAACAAGAGTTTGCAAATTTTTGTAAGAACCAGCAGTTAAAGAAAGCGTTATTATCTTCAGTAGATTTATTAGAGAAAGGACAGTATGATGATATTAGATATTTAATCGATTCTGCACTCAAAGCAGGACAAGATAAAAATATCGGACACGAATACGAAAAGGATACAGAAGTTCGTTATAGAGAAGAAGAAAGAAAAGCAATACCAACACCTTGGGATCATTTGAATGAATTACTAATGGGAGGACTTGGTGCAGGAGATTTAGGATTAATCTTTGGTAATCCAGGAGGTGGTAAGAGTTGGTGTTTAGTTGCATTAGGAGCTATGGCAGCTTCTTTAGGATATAACGTATGTCACTACACCTTAGAATTATCTGAATTCTACGTTGGTAGAAGATATGACTCTGCTTTCACAGGTATAGAAGTTCAGGAGTTAGCAAAGCATAGAGGAACTATTGATGAAATAGTAGGAAAGATTCCAGGCAAGTTGATTATCAAGGAATTTCCAATGGGTAAAGCATCTATTGCTACTATCGAATCTCATATACAAAAGACAACTGACTTAGGATTCAAACCAGACCTTATTATTATCGATTACGTTGACCTATTAAAATCTAAACGTAAATCTATTGATAGAAAAGATGAAATTGATGACATTTATGCATCAACAAAGGGTATGGCCAGAGAACTTAAAGTTCCAGTTTGGACTGTTTCGCAAGTAAATAGAGCAGGTGCTAAAGATGATGTGATTGAAGGAGATAAAGCAGCAGGATCTTATAACAAGATGATGGTTGCCGATTTTGCTCTATCACTATCAAGAAAAAGACAAGATAAAGTTAATGGAACTGGTAGAATACATATCATGAAAAATAGGTATGGATCGGATGGTATGACGTATTCAGCAATAATTAACACCAAAAATGGTAATATTGAAATAAGTGCAAATGAGATGGGTGAAGATGAGTTTACTACTGAAAGTACACCAGGCCAACCAAAGTCTGCTCCAGGAACAGGGTTTACAACTTCGGAAAAAAATTATTTGCAGCAAAAATTCTTTGAATTAGCGAAATAACCCTATTTATTACAATAAAAGCGGTCTAATATGAGTATTTTAAGTCTTTACGAAAAGCAGAAATCAGTGCTTACACCAGATACAACTCCAACTTACGAGGAGGAGGTTTTTGATATGGAAGTAAAAGGTACGAACGATCTAGTAGCTAGAAGCTATGCAGACCCAACTTTTAGACCCCCATTGACACAGGATACCTACATCGCTAAGAATTTCGAAAGCAAGAGGTAGAAAACAACAAACATTTTATTAACAGGTTTTGAACCTGACCAAAAATTGAGTATTTTTGGCCGATAAACCTATCTAAAAACCTTTAAAAACAAAAAAACAGAATGGACATTTCACAGAGCATTTTGAGTGACATTACAGTTCACATGAAATATGCAAAATTCAACCCACAGGTAGAAAGAAGAGAAACTTGGAAAGAGTTGGTTGATAGGAATAAGGGTATGCATTTAAAAAAGTTTCCTGAATTAAATGAGGAGATTGAAAATGCTTACAAGTTTGTTTATGATAAAAAGGCTTTACCGTCTATGCGTTCTATGCAGTTTGCTGGTAAGCCAATTGAAATTAGTCCAAACCGTGTTTACAACTGTGCTTATTTACCAATTGATGATTGGAGAGCTTTTGCAGAAGCAATGTTTTTACTATTAGGTGGTACTGGAGTTGGGTACTCTGTACAAAAGCACCACGTAGATGAACTTCCTGAGATTAGAAAACCAGATCCAAAAAAACATAGACGTTTTTTAATTGGAGATAGTATTGAAGGATGGGCTGATGCTGTGAAGGTTTTAGTTAGATCTTACTTTGAAGGCGGTTCTACAATTACGTTTGATTTTTCTGACATCAGACCTAAAGGAGCTGCATTAATTACTTCAGGTGGTAAAGCACCTGGTCCTCAACCTCTTAAAGAGTGTTTGATTAAGGTACAAGGTATTTTAGATAGTAAGCAAGATCGTGAAAAGTTAGCACCTATTGAAGTACACGACATCGTATGTCATATTGCAGATGCAGTATTAGCAGGTGGTATTCGTAGAGCAGCTTTGATTAGTTTATTTAGCGCAGATGATGATCAAATGATTTCAGCTAAGTCTGGTGCTTGGTGGGAACTTAACCCACAAAGAGGACGTGCTAACAACTCTGCGGTATTATTAAGAAATAAAGTAACTGAAGAATTTTTCTTTAGCTTATGGGATAAGATTAAAGCTAGTGGAGCAGGTGAACCTGGTATCTACTTTAATAACGATAAAGATTGGGGAACAAACCCTTGTTGCGAAATTGCTCTACGTCCATTCCAATTCTGTAACCTATGTGAAGTGAATGTATCTGATGTAGTAGACCAGGACGATCTTAATGCTAGAGTAAAAGCAGCCGCGTTTATTGGCACCTTACAAGCCTCTTATACAAGCTTCCACTATCTAAGACCAGTATGGCAAAGAACTACTGAAAAAGAAGCGTTAATTGGCGTAGGAATGACAGGTATTGGTTCTGGTGTAGCTCAGAAGCTAGATCTTAAGCAAGCAGCAAATGCTGTTAAAGAAGAAAACGAAAGAGTAGCTAAGTTGTTAGGAATTAATTCAGCAGCTAGATGTACTACAATTAAGCCTTCAGGAACTTCATCACTTGCTTTAGGAACTTCATCAGGTATCCATGCTTGGCATAACGACTACTACATTCGTAGAATTAGAGTAGGTAAGAATGAAGCTATTTACAGTTACTTAGCCATCAACCATCCGGAACTTATTGAAGACGAATACTTCCGTCCACATGACACAGCAGTTATCTCTGTACCACAAAAAGCACCAGAAGGATCTATTTTAAGATATGAATCAGCTCTTGATTTATTAGAGAGAGTTAAATACTTCTATCAAAACTGGATTAAGCCAGGACATAGAACTGGACAGAATACACACAACATTTCTGCTACAGTATCAATTAAAGATGATCAGTGGGAAGAAGTTGGAAAGTGGATGTGGGATAACAGAAAATTCTATAACGGATTATCAGTTTTGAATTATAATGGAGGATCTTACCGTCAAGCGCCTTTTGAAGACTGTACTAAAGAGGAGTATGAAGAGAAGGTTAAACATCTGAGCAGTATTGATTTATCAAAAGTAGTTGAATTACAGGATAACACAGACCTTCGTTCCGAAGCTGCATGTGCTGGAGGAGCGTGTGAAATTGTATAAATAGTTTTCAATTGGGGTCTGTTTTCGAATGGACCCCAACTATTTATTAATATGGGAGCAAAGGGAAAAACAAAATACGAAGGCTTATTTAAGATAGGTCAAAAAGTAGGTAAATGGCGAGTTATTAACAATAAAGTTGTTATAGATAGGTATGCTAAGATTGAATGTGAATGTGAATGTGGAAAACAGAGTTTAGTTGACGCATACACGCTCTCTACAGGACGATCTTTATCCTGTATTAGCTGTTTTAACGCAGAGAGAGGTGGATCTAATAATAATTCTTGGAGAGGGTACGAAGAAATACCAGCTTCTTGGTTTACACGCTTTAGAAACTACGCTAAAAAGAAAGGTAATGATTTTGAAATTATTTTAGAAGATGTTTGGGATTTATATTTAAAACAAAATAAAAAGTGCATTCTATCAGGCGTGCAGATAAGTTTTACTAGAGAGGGAGCCAGTAAGAATGCATCCTATACGGCCTCAATTGATCGCAGAGATAGTTCAAAAGGTTACACAAAAGAGAACATTCAGTTGGTTCACAAAGATATTAACATTATGAAAAATGCTTTTAATCAAGACTATTTTATAGAACTGTGTAAAGCGATAGTAAATAATTATGAGTCACGATAACCTAGTACAAAATATTGTAAACTCCATATATCAATCCATTAGAAATGGCAGATAAGAAGGATTTTATACAAGGAATACACTACTATTTGGAGGGAGAAAGGGTCATTTTTACGGCCCTTTTTCACTCTGAAAGGGGTGAGTGTTGTGGCAATGGTTGTAGGCACTGTCCTTATACAAAGCCGTCCACAAAAGGTACTGTAACTTTAGAGGAAAAATTTGCTCATTTAAAAAAGAAGTAGTAATTTTATCCAATAATTGAAAATTATGAAAAAAGGTTATGTTTTAATGTTACTATCCATCCTATTAATAGGTTGTGATAAAGAAGTGTCAGTTGATCTTGAAGATCCAATAAAAGAACCTAATGCTTGGTTTACAATTAATTATCCAAAAGACACCAATGGTAATTATGTAATCGCATTTACTGATGAAGATTATAGAAACCGTTGGATACATTTTTTATTATTTACTGAAGCAACTTCTATAAACCTACCTGACTCACTCTCTAATAGAGCAGTAAAAATAACATCAGCATTTTCCTCTAATTGTTTTTGGTTACTAAATGAAAGAGAGTCGGTTATAATACCTGATTACGTACCTTTCACTGATCCATACCAATCTCCATACTACACAAAGCAAATTAATGCTGGTGGAAATATGGTTATATTAAAGGATAGTTATACTACCCACATTTGTTCAGATACAGCAGAAGGTAGATTAAAGAGATATGACTCAACAAGTCAGTATAGACCGTATAAAGCTAAGCCTGGTAACTTTTGGGGTAAGACAAGTGTGTTTCCTTTATCAATTGCGCTAACGCATCATACGATTAGTATTTATGGAAGGGTAACTTGGGAGATTGAAGGATCAACAAGAAAGTTTGAGAAAATAGATAGTTTAAAAATAATATTTAAGTAATATGGCATTCACATCAAGTAAGTTATTTGACGGTTTTTCAACCGTATTTAGACAGTATTCTGCAACAGATACACATTGTAGCTTTTTACATGGTTACGATGTAGAATTTCAAGTATTCTTCGAAGGAGAATTAGATGGTAGAAATTGGGTTTGGGACTTTGGTGGTATGAAAAGAGCTAAAGGTACTATTGATGGTATGAATCCAAAGCAATGGTTGGACTATATGTTTGATCATACAACCTGCGTTGCTGAAACTGATCCATACTTACCACTATTCAAACAAATGGACGACAATAAGATAATCCAGCTAAGAATATTACCAGCTGTTGGTGCAGAAAAGTTTGCTCAGTATCTTTATGAAAAAATAGGAAAGTTTGTTAGTGAAGAAACTGATGGTCGAGTAAAAGTTACAAAGGTTGACTTCTACGAGAACCGTAAGAATATGGCAAGTTATTCAAAATAAAATAGTTATGAACGAGTTACTACACGCAGCAGAACACACACTAGGATTGTGTGGGGAAAAACATTTAAATTTAATCGGCTTTTTGTTGGAATTTCCAACATTAAGTCCGATCTTTACTTATATAAAGACATTTTTCAAATAAAACATGGAGGAACAAACCAATGAAGTGTATTAAAGCAATCAAGCCCCTCAAGAATACAGAGGTAGGAACAATCAATCGAATTAACGATGTAGAAGCAGAAGCAAAGGTTTTATCTGGCTACTGGAAATATATTCCAAAATCAGAATGGAAAGCTGTGGTTAAACCTGCAAAGCAAGTAGAAGCTGTAGTTGCTGTAGAATCAGATGATACTACTATAGCAGAAAAACAATTAAAAAGAAAAAAGTCTAAGTGATGAGTATTGTAGATAAGAAGTTTAAAATTGAGTGTAATGTACTGAACTATAAAGTTCATGCTAATAGCCCTTACAACGATGGATGGACACAAGAACTTTACAAAAAGCTATACGAAAAAGAACTAAAAAAACTAAAAAAATATGAGCAAAATAGATCCAAGTAAGTTACTCATCAGCAGTGACTTTTATACAGTACAAGGTGAAGGTATTTCATCTGGTATTCCTTCATACTTCGTACGTTTAGGTATATGTAACCTGACTTGTGGTATGTCTCGTGCATTCACAAATATGTTAGCTAAGGAGCAAAAGTTAGAAGATGGAGAAATCTTCGAAGGTGATTTAGTTAAGGAAGGTAAAGCTACTTGGACTTGTGATTCAACTTCGCAGTGGTTGTGGAGAGGAGAAGATAAAGAGTTTGATTACTTAATTAACCGTTGGAAAGAGGAAGGTGTGTACGAAGATATTAAGAAAGGTGATGTTCATATTATTTGGACTGGTGGTGAACCAACAATTAAAGGACACCAAGAATCAATCGTTAACTTTACCAATTATTGGTTAAGTAGATACCTTGATAGAAACGATGTTACTCCATTCTATGAAATTGAAACTAATGGTACAATTGCAATTGAAGAACCATTATTTAAAATGTTGGATCAAATTAACTGTTCACCTAAATTAGCTAATTCAGGTATGACAGAGAAACAACGTATTGTACCAGCTGCTATCAAGCGTATTATGGAGCATAAAAACTACCAGTTTAAATTCGTTATCAGCACAGAAGAAGACGTACAAGAATTATTCCGTGACTTCGTAGTACCATTTAATATACCGCTTAAAAACGTTGTTTGTATGCCTGGTTTAGACGATGCTGCTAACTTTGAAGAGCGTACTCAATTCTGTCTTGAAATGGGAAAGAAGTACCGCTTCAGAGCCCTTACACGACTACACATAGCAGCATGGAATAAAACGCTTAATGTATAATGAAATTCCAAATTATTAGCACGAAAACATTAGGAAATGATGATAATTTTCTAGACGAATTGTATGAAGATGCTTATAAGAAGTACATTAATTCTTTATTTTATAATTTTTCAGGAGAAGTTAAAGGTTATGTAGTTCATGAATATTTAACAAGAGAAGAATTCATCCATAAAATTAAAACTAATGATGAATTTGCAAAGAAAAACTTTAAAGATGAAAAAGATAATCAATAACCTAAATTATATTTTATTTGGTGATCAAGTAAGTAGAATAACAATTGCAGGGATAGTACTATATTATGTATTTGTATTACTAGGGTTAATAGATTAAATGAAATATAAAACATTAAACGTATAATATGGAAACTTTAGAAATAAGAATTAAATCTAGCTATTTAGAAGGTGAACTAGTCGTAAAATTAAATTCAGAAGAGAGTGATATAGAAAATATTCGTAAAGAAATTATGTCTATTATTATAAAAGAAAGTGACAGAATTGCTCAAGGTAAACCATCATATGAAGAATTAATAAAAACATTAAACGTATAATATGGAAGCACTAATTATCTGGGGTTATGTCGTTATAGCTATACTATCAGCATTCGGTGCTATAAACATGATTAGACAAATAAATAAACTAAAATAACATGGCAAAAGATCACTGTGTAATATGTGGCAAAGAGACACTATACGATGTTGAAACGCATATTGATTATAGAATTGGATATGTTGAAGGAGCAGGTCAATTATGTTCATCTTGCTGGGATGCAGGTAACGATCGTAGTGGATTAGTTGTTCCTAGGCATGTTGTTCGCAATACTCCAAACGACGCTGAATTAGGTTCTAAAGTAAGACAAATTTATAATACAAGCGATGACAGAAAAGACAACAGCTGAGAGCTTTTATGAAGCCATAGCACACATTGGTGCAGGTAGTTTATACTATCTAACTCGTAAGAACGGCTCAAAAGAAGAGTATATGTTTGAACCAGTCATACTTGACACTAAGAATAAGGATCTAACTATCAACATCTTAAAAAGAGTTATGTTAGAGCCTAACTTTATTGCCTTTCCAGGCACACCGGAAGCGTATGCTTTTATGAATGAAACCGTTGTTGATCCGGAAAATAAGTAGTACCTTTATACCAAAGACATTTAATGACAATTACAGTTACAGAAACTCAAGTATATGTTGGGATAATCATCGTATTGATGGTAATTCAAATGTATCAGCAAAGAGTTATAAGCAAGTTAGAAAAAGAAACTAAACAAATTTGGGAACAGATTGGTATTTTAGTCGTATCTTTAGGAACAGAATTAGGGAATATGCAAAAAGACTTAAACAAAAAAGAAGATAAAAAATGAGAACGTACGTAATTGTAAGGCTGCAAGTAGATGGAATGCATAACTTTCCTAAGGCAGCAGAGTTATTTCCAGAAGTAGCTTTTCTAGCTGATAGGCATAGGCATATGTTTCATATCGAAGCAAAGAAAGAAGTATTTCACGACGATAGGGATGTAGAGTTTATTATGCTTAAAAGAAATATTCTCAATTTCCTAATGTATGTATACTACAAACCAGAAACTCGTACACATGAGTTTGGACCTATGAGTTGTGAGATGATAGCAAAAGAAATTTTAAACCAATTTGACTGCGCATCGGTATCGGTGTGGGAGGACTTAGAAAATGGAGCAATCGTTGAAGCCTAAACTAACTTTGGTATTTGGAAGAATATGTAGTGGAAAGGGATTCTATACAAAGAATGCCGACTACACTATTGTTGTATCTAATCTTGTTAGAGCTATAGTAAATTCTGCAAGTAGAGATGCATTACAAAATAGCTTGCATTTAGATGAGCAGATTGCTGAAAGTATACTGTATACTATAGATGCTGCATTGGAACAGCATAAGACTGTGGCAGTGGATGGTATTAGACAAGTAAGTATTGTAAACAGAGTACTTCAGCATTATCCTGATGCAGAATTAGTTTGGTTAGAAGTTCCAACAGAAGAACGTAAGCGTAGATATGAGAGTAGAAAGGATGTGAAGGATGTAGAATTATTTGAAGTAGCTGACAATAAACCAATAGAGTTGGAATGTCAGAAAATATTTAGTACTTTTAGAGATAAATTAACAATTATAAACAACTATTAAAATGGAATTAATTAAAAAAGCTAACGGCAACATTGTACGTACAGTAGAAGAAAAAGTGAAGATGATTGACGAAGCTACTGAGTATTACGGTAAGTTTTTAACAGCATTAGGCTTTGATTGGGCAGCAGACCCTCACTCAGCTAATACACCACGTCGCGTAGCAAAGGCTTGGGTAAATGATCTTATTGCAGGATCAATCAATCCAGCTCCAGAAGTAACTGCATTTCCTAACGATGAAGGTTATACAGGGTTAATTTGTCAGACTCGCATTCCAGTTGTTAGTATGTGTGCTCACCATAACTTAGCGTTTACTGGAGTAGCTCATGTAGCTTACATTGCTGGTAAGAAGACAACTGATATGGTTATTGGTTTATCAAAACTTAATCGTATTGTAGATTTCTATAGTCGTAGACCTAATATTCAAGAATCTCTTACCAAGCAGATCCATGATGAAATTGATAGACTTTGTATTGGTAATAGAGGTGTAGCAGTAGTAATTGAATCACAGCACAATTGTGTAAGATGTAGAGGTATTAAGAACGATAGCGTTATGAAGACTTCACAGATGTCAGGATACTTCCATACAAATGAGATTGGAACAAGACAAGAGTTCTTTAATTTAATTGACCAAAGCAGATACTAGTGGAGGATAATGAAATTAACATATTTTGTAAAAGGATGGAGAAGATTGGCATAAAGATACAGCTAGTTGGAAACTATCCTTGGATCTATTTAGATTCTGTTAATGGCAATAAAGTAAAGAGAGAAGACTTTGTTAATGCTAATCACGGGTTTACTATAGGATGGAGTGGTATTAAGATTGATAGCAAACCTCATCTAATCGAAAATCGAGCTTTAATATTCAAAATGATAAGAAAGTATAAATAATGAAAAAAGTAAAATACGGATACATTTCACCGATAAAGTATCAGCATCTCATTCCCGAGAGTGCTGACTTTCATTTAATCTTAGCTCACTTATTAGATAATAAGGAGTATGTTGATTTTTATAAAGAGAAGATCAAAAGAGGAGATACCGTTATTTTAGATAACTCAGCCTTTGAGTTCAAGAGAGCTTTATCAGCAGAAGAGATCTTCGGCTTCATTGAGCGTAGTGGTATTGAACCTACTTATGTAGTAGCTCCTGACTATCCTTTTGAGGATTGGCAAGTTACTATTGATTCAACTTTTCC